GCTCCAATTGCCGGGATGACTTCATCATAAAGAAACTTCCACCATTTGACGATGACTGGCAACAACTCATCACGGATAAATTCAAAAATCTTTCCAAATGCTGGCCCCAATGTTTTGCCTAAAGTGTCTGCGAATTGTGAGATTGCCGGGATACCTTTATCAACAAATGAGCTGAGCAATGGTGTGATGGCATCTAAAACATACGATCCGACTGTTTCTTTGGCTTCATCAAATGCCACATTGAGGCGTGCCATTTTGCCTGCAAATGTGTCGGCCTGTGTTGATGCCTGACCTGCAAATGTGGCAGCTAGTGCGGCGGCAGCTGCATCAAAATCTTTGGACTTTAAAATGTTTTCATCAAGCGGCACGCCAAGTTTTTTCAACGCTCCAAAATTGCCGTCATAGGCTTTTGCCAATGCCTCTGTTACAGCTCCCAATTCTTTACCGGTTCCCGCTGCGACATCAAGTGCAATTTGTTGCAACCTTTGAGCTTCCGTAGAATCCTTTGTGCTTCGAATCAAACGATCAAGGCTCGGCCTCAAAACATCATCCGTGATTCCGTTGGCTAAAGCTGTCTGGGTTATGTAGCTCTCGGTTGCCGCAATTTGAGCATTTGTCGCGCCTGTAACATTTTGTAATGTCGTAGCCAATTTGGCCTGAGCTGCCTCATCCTCGATGGCAGATTTAACGCCATCAATGAGCAATTTGCCGGCATAAGCGGCGGCAGCTGCTCCAGCTGCGGCAAACGCTAAACCGGCTTTTTTGGCAAATCCACCTAGCTTTGATCCAAAGCCTTCAACCTCATTTGATCCGCTGTTGAGATTCTTTTTGAGGTTGTCAATGTCTGCCAAAATGGAGAGTTTAAGCGTGCGCGATCCACCAACGGCCATGTCACCACTCCTTCAAAATCTTTGTAAATGCATTTTCCCATTGAGCAATTATGTGCGGCTGCTCAGCTCTCAATGTTGGATAAATAAAGTATCCACGCGATCCACGGCCTTCACGGCCAGACCACACCGGGAATTGTTTGAATTTATTCGATCCAAATTCAAAGCCGCCCCAAAGCTGTTGAGTTGTTGCCCCGCCACTAAATTTTTGCGATACAAATCCAAATGACAGCTCACCAATCTTTGATGACTTACTTACGCGCGAGCCTTGAGCAATCCTCGATGCTGCCTCATTTGGACGGCTACCAGCTGCCGAGATGATTTTGCCTTGCACATAAGTGGCCAAACCATTTGACACATTTTTGGCCTCGGCAATAGCTTCTGCATCCATGCCTTTAAAAGCACCAAGAATCCCACGCAATTGAGCCTTGTCGTAGGTGATGCTCTCATTTGCCATTTTGTATCCTTAGAATCTCAATCGCGGTCAAAACATCCTCAGCTGTTTGGAACTCTGATCTTGACAATCCGGTTGCAATCGCTAATTCCCAAATCGTCCGGTTTATTGATCCGGATTGGTAACTTTTGGGTTTGCGGTTTCTCCCATGTCAATGTCAGTAACAGTTTCACACCACACTTCAAAAGGCTTAACAGCTTTGCCGGCTGCCTCGCGTTTCATCGCGTGATACGCCAAAAACAACAAATCCGCAATGCCCATTTTCTCGGACACACTTTGAATTGTGTTTCCAGTTTTTTGTTCCCATTTCATCCACTCAGGCGGTAAAGCTGTATAGGTTTCTCTATCGCCATTTGTAAATTCAATCGTAATTGGTAACTTCATGCTCCCGATCTCCTTTTCTAGCTAATTGTCAAAACAGGTGTGGTCACACAAGTAAAGGCAAGTGAAACCGTTTGTGCATCTGGAGCTGCGCCGCCAGCTGATGGCAAAATTGGTTGAACATCAAACGCAAATGATGCGCCTGTGTCTGCCACTAGCACAACGGGCAATCCGGTGTTTGGTGCGTTTGTTGCAGCTGTCCAAAGTGCCTCGCACAATGATGATGCTGCCCCCCAGTCGGCTAACATCTCAACGGCAAATGATCCTTGAGTGTCTGTTGTAAAATAGGCTTTTCCATCAAGTGTTTGATAAGTGTTGATTGTTGAATCAACTGTCAAAGTCGCTGATGTAGCTTGAGCATCAAAATCATCACCATCGATGGTGAATGTGATGTCTCTGCC